TTCGGATTTCAGTACCGAACCGCCGCGAGTCGTCGGGCGTTGTTGTAGCTGGGCGGCCGTATGGTACGCGCCGAGGGTCTTTTCCATTCGCTGTACAGTCTCTTCGGGAAGCCTGGCGGGGAACATTAGCTCCCGGTCCTCGGTGCGCGGGTCTTTCCAGCCGGTAGACGTCGGGATATTGTACCGGCGGTCGTAACGCATCGGGAGGATCAGCCGTTCCCAGGTTTCTTCCCCTTCTTCTTTCAGAATGTACCCGGTCAAATCCTGAACATGCAGCCGCTGGTGCGTAAGTACGATGGCGTCGTCCTTCGGGTTGTTCAGCCGGGTACTCGCGGTCCCTTTATACCAGTCAATTGAGGTCTTACGGGCGGTATCGCTGTTCGCGTCCTTGCTGGATATAGGGTCATCGATAGTTATCCGGTTGCCGCCGAATCCCGTCCCTTTAGCGTCCGTAGCGGTCACTACGCGAGCGCCGCGTTTATCGTTTTCGTACCGGGTTTTAACGTTCTGATCGCCCGTCATTTTGAAAGAATCGCCGAAAGCCGCTTGAAATTCGGGCGATTCGATGATTCGGCGGGAGTCCACTGCGTCCCGCGTAGCGACGTCCATTGCATATGATGCAGTCATGTACATTATATGCGGTTTGGTTATCCACTCCCACACTGGCCAGGTTTGCGAAATAATGGTCGATTTCAGCATACGGAACGGCATATTGATCATCAGGCGGCTTATTTCGCCCCGTGAGACGGCTTCCAAATGCTCGCAGATAGCGTGGATATGCCAGTTATCAACGAACGGCGAGCCGGGCTGGAGTACCGGCCAGGCATAGTCGCGCAAAAACCGCCAGAGCGAACGCTTTGCACGTTCAGCCTTGACGGTTTCGCGTAATGCTGCGAGTTCTTTAGTACTTTTTGCCATTCGGCCCCTTGCGATTTTCGATATTGAAGTCCGGTCGAGTTGCATTATAACGCAGTTTTTCCTGAATAGCGCCCGCAACGTCAAGATTATGAGCGCCCGCTATGTCCGCGATACGGATAACGGCGTCCGCTAGTTCCACTTCCAACGCTGGGCGGTGCGGCAGCTTTTCATCCATGGCGTTCGTACGATGGCCCTGTAGCGCCTCGGATACCTCGGAATGTACCAGCGCGAGCAATTCGCCCATGTTGCGCTTGCCGATAAGGGATTTACCCGTTTCGAGGTCTTGCCAGAATCCCCGGCGGAGACAGGCCCAATGCGCCGCCTGTACCACTTTGCGGAAACCAAGCGCCGCGAAATATTCTTCATGTTCAATCTCAGTCGCGTTCGCCGGGTAGTCCGGAATTTTTACCTCCGCCGGGAGGGGCGCGAATGCGTATTTCTTCGTCATGTACCCCAGCGAAATAAACGTGACGACCAGTACAGCGAGTGCGACCGCGAGAACGTATGCCATGATTCGTACCTCCTAAAGTTTGAAAGCGACCGCGAGTATTGCCGCGATGATGAAAGTTGCGCCGATAAACGTCATTAACGCCAGCCCCATTACTTCACCTTCCGATTGTGCCGGGTAACCCCGCGTTCTACGAAAGACCCCAGCCCGATCAGTACCGCGAGTACCGCGAGTGCCATGATTCCAAGTACGATATTCATGCGCGGGATTCCTTGCGGTCAAGTTGGCGGGACTCACGGTCGAACTTATCGTTACGGTTTTTTACCGCAGCCCGGCGTGCGCGGGATTCTTTAGAACCTCTGAGTTTTGCTGCAAATTCGCGTTTGTTCATTTTGGTAAATCTCCGTTGGTTGTTTGTCGAAAGCTGACAANTGCAAGATTACGCGTCGTTGATGGAAGTGTCAAGTAGTTTTTCTAGTTTTTCTANTTTTTCGTCNCTGAACGNNGAAACGTCGAATAATCTCCTTCTCGTCNGGCGTATTCTTGCCGCCGTCAACGAACATGCCCATTTCCTTACCGATAGCGATTAGCGCCGCGTTGGATACCGCCAGGTCAATCTTATACTGCTTGACGGTTGCGGTCGGGTCATCCGGATTCGGAAATTCATACGGTACGCTTCCCTTGCCTTTCATGGCGTTGTCCCACAGTTCCCGCAAGATGCGTTCCTTATCGATCTGGAGCGCACCGAGCGCCGCGTACGTCGGTAACATTACCAGGTCAGGCCTGGCGCGTTCCAGCGCCGTGCGTTCGCCGCGTTGAATCTCCGCGACCCGGTCTTTTATCCACGGGTTGAGGCGCAGCAGAGCGCCCGCGCCCTGCGCCGCACCGTTCGGCGAGTACCCCGCGCCGACGTACGCCTCCTTTTGCGTCATGCCTCGCGCCATGCACTGCGCGAAAGCCTCGTGCTTCGGGTTATTGGTCGGGACGTAATTTATCGGACGCTGGTACGGGTTGAGGTCGGAGAGTTTTGTCATTTTGATATTCCTTATGATTTAGCGTACGGCATGGCGCAATTCGTCGGCTATGCTCGGATACTTGTCGGCGATTGCCAAGACCTCACGACGCATACGGCGGGCTTCCACTTCGGCTTTAGGTACGTTCTTCGATAGCTTCGGGCGGCCCTTGCCTGGCTTGTACGCGTACATGGGTATACGCCCGCGTTCGTACGCCTCCCGGATGAATTCCACGGTTGCGGGCGAGCATACGCGAGCCGCCCGGAGAGCGTCGAAAGGGTTTCCTGTCGCCTGTTCTATGCACCGTACGGCTTCGGGTATGTCCATTTCCGGGTGATGCCTGTGTAAGAAGTACCGCATACGGGACGCCAGGTTATCCGGGACGGCGTTAGGCCCGGCGGTTTTCTTACGCGTGCGCGGTACTCTCCAGCCTACCCGATAGGCAAGTTCCAACGCCCGGAGTTCGCGTACCGCGTCCGAACGTGAAGCGTACGGATAGCCGTCGTCCCCGACGTTCTCCAATACCCGACTGAACGTCGAACAGTCGGGCGGCATTTGAGCGCCGACCGATTGCCCCGGCCCCGGCGGGTATCTCAAGTCCGCGACCATGTCGCGTACCGTCGCGTCGCGTACCGCGTCCGCGTTCGGCTGGGCGGCTTGAAATTTAGCCATGCTTAAGAGAAATTTCTTCATAGCATCAACTCCCGTAAACGGCGGGCGACTTCAGGGAGAGTCCCGTCGATTTCCTTAGCGTACGCCAGCGCACGGGAGCGCGGGCTTTCCTTAGACTTTACCAGGTTGAATACTGGCGTCGATACCCGTTCCCTGAACTCCGGCGAGTCGTATTCAGTACCTCGGACGACGCCTAAGAACGTTACTAGCCGTTTGGTTCTCGGTCGTAAGCTGTCCATTAGCTTCCGGTTTATTTCCGAGTCGTGGAATCCGCCGACGTGTAGGTAATACTCACATGCGGCCAGTATGCGCGGTATGCCGCCCTTGCGCGGTCCGTACGCGGCACTAGCTGCCTTTTGAACGATATGCAGTATCGCCCGGTCGCACGTATGCGCGTGCGCGGCAAACCATGCGCCCGTATAGGTATCTGGTGAGGCTTCCACGGCTTCCACCAGGCCGTCCGCTTGCATGTCCCTGAGCATCAACGCTAAGTATTCGCTAACCAGTTTCATAAGACTCTCCTACATATTGAAAGTACCCATTCTAACATAGTAACCCCGCTACGGTCAAACCTTATAAGCGGTTTTTAAGGTTCTCATACGGCCGCGATGGGATATCTTCATACGGCCGCCGTCCCATGCGGGTTTCCGGGCGGAATGCCATATGAAAGGCTATTCCACACTTCACAGCAGGGAAAACGTTACTGTACCGCCTAACAATGTAACTGTGATTACTTACAATTTCCCTGCTGTTAGATTTATATATCCCTTTCATATGGCTAAAGAGAAGAGATAAGGTAGTAAAAGGTATATAAATCAATGGGGGGGTAGCGGCCATATGAACGGCCATATGAACGGCCATATGAAACTGTGAGTACTCATCCGGCCAAAAAAAACCGCCCGAAGGCGGCTTAACGTTATTCGAACGCCCAATCGGGCGAAACCTGGCGCACTTCCGGCATTTGAAGAGGCTGGAGTATTCCTGCAACGTAGGGTAACGGGAAACTAATTATCGCCGGTTCCGTCCCGTTATGCGCTATCCCAAAGTGGGGACTGCCGGTAAGAATCTTAGCGGCCTTAGCGAACCGCACTAGGTACTCCGTTTGGAACTGTGAGGGGACGCCCGACGCGTGCTGACGCAGGACCGGCCGGTAATCCGGATACCACACGTCCGCTTTAGGAAACGCCAAGGAACCGAATTCCGAGGCCGTAGCGCTTTTAAAAAATTCGGTCAGGTACTCAGCGCTAATATGGAACGTTTCGTCGCACTGTGCGGCCTCTGTCGCTATCACGAGCAACGCGATACCACTGCTCGCCACTATGCGGTGCGGTTCGATGCGCACGACAGATTTAAACCCTTTAGCGTTCTTATCCAGTATGGCGAGCGCAGCCTTCAGGTAATTTTTCGATATCATGATTTCAGCCCGATATAAACGCCGCGAGTATCCTCACGTTTAAAGTACCTAAGAAAAGCGTCGATCTTTACTTTACCTGTAAGCCCGTCCGTCCCCACACAGCGAACGTATACCCAGCCGTCGCAAACTCGGGTAACGTCGCATACCGTCGAGGCAAGGACATGCCGCCAGGTTTCGCCCGCCGCTACGGTGAGGTCCGACGCTT